GATATTATGCAATCAGTAAGGCATATATCCTGATCCCGATGGGACAGGGGCAAATTGGATTTGCTCCATATATGCCATATAGCCGCGCAGAGGACGGCTTTACAATCAGTGAAGAACATGTTATGTTTATGATCCGTCCAATGAGTGAAATGGAAACACAGTACACTTCAGCAGTCAGCGGTCTTGTTACTGCCCCAGCAGGAGCAAATAAGATTCTAGGTTCTGGCCTGAAGCTTACTACCTAAAATTATATTCCCGTAGCTCAGTTGGATTAGAGCAAGTGCCTTCTAAGCACTAGGTCGTAGGTTCGAATCCTATCGGGAATGCTGAAGATTGGTGTAACGGTAGCACAACTGACTCTGACTCAGTTTGTCCTAGTTCGAATCTAGGATCTTCAATGAGGATGTAACTCAATGGCAGAGTGTGACCCTTCCAAGGTCAATGTTGCGGGTTCAAGTCCCGTCGTCCTCTTTTATGTCAACACTTGATGAAGAAATTTACGCGCTACAACGCTGTAAAGAATTTATTTACAGCCTTCTAGACCCAAAACAAACACCCAAAGTGCCGAAAGCAATTCGGCAAAGGGCAAGAAATGTTGTCAAACACTATCCAATAGTGGTTGACTTCTTCGTTGAGAGATATTATAATGAGAAGATAGTCGGGTCAAAGGCGACTAATTATGATTATTCCCAAATTGAGCGTGAAGCTAAACGATATTTTGGTCCAGACAATGCCGATCTGCCTCCAAATGGAGAGGCAAAAGAAGCATGTGAGTCTGATCTTCCACAAGAATAAGCTGGTTTCGATTGGAACTAATCAATTCAAGACACATCCACTTGCTCGTAAGTATGGATATGTTATTGATTGTGTTCATTCTGAGCTAGATGCGTTCAATAAGCTGCCAAAATGCTACAAAAGAGGCGAAAAGAGGTTGAAATTGATCAATTTTCGCATGAATCGGTTTAATGAATTGCGAAATTCTAAGCCTTGTAAGCATTGTTTGGCGTGGTGTGTTGACTTCTTTGACGAAATTTGGTACACTGACAACGAAGGTTTTCAAGAATTGGAGATTTAAATGTATAAGCACGGAGAAAAAGTAGTAAATTCGGAAAATAGCCGTCCTTGCACCGTAATTGGATCTCAAACCTCACGGGCAAAGGATAAGAAGGGTATGATTTACGAAGAGACTGAATATTGCGTTCGGTATGAAGATGGTTCTACCGATTGGATTTCGGCAGAAAGCACAAAGAAGTTCCTAATCGACTAATGGCATATCGAATCCACATTGATATTCCTCTCATGTCCTCTTCCCAAGAGGAGGCTGTGGTGGCTGCTAAGGCCATCATGGAGCGTCTAACCTCCCCAGAGGCCCTAGAGTGCGTAAAGGCCCATAGTGGCACACAGGTCAACTATCGCCTTGGTGACGATACTGACCGCCAGAAGAGCAATTATTTGGTTTTGACTCCTTCTGGGCATGTTACTAACCAAAAATGCAGAATTCTCTTGACAGAGGAGCCATCATCTGTAGAATGATGGTGTAGCAGGGAACGACAAAGAGCAAATCGTTCCGCCCTAACGGGAAAGCGAGAACTAACTCGCCAGCACATAAGGTGCTGATATTGGGTAGGTAGTTCAATCGGCAGAACCTTCCGCTTATAACGGTAGATGTGTGGGTTCGACCCCCACCCTACTCATTGGAGACATAAGTATGATTATGACCGAAGAAGATAGAAAAATCGTACTAGTTCTCAAGGATGAGATTGAAAAGATCAAGGTCAATATGATTCTGGAGAATCGCAAAATTGACCAAATTGTTTCAGTTTTAAGTAAAATTATTCAAAAGGAGAATAAAAATGATTAATACTAATGTTTTTGGTCTGCGTTGGCTTGCTGCGTTTACTGCGTTCGGTGCTCTGCTTCTGCATCTTGATAATGCAAAGGCTCCAATTGTCTGGTCGTTCGTTGGCCTGACTGTCTTCCTGCTAGTCTGTGAAATTCGTGCGCTTCAGAAGCATATTTGCCAACTCCAAAAGGAATTTGACAATGTGACTTTTAATAATGAAATTCACAGCGTCCGAAATGATATGTGGCGAAATGTGGATGAACTGCACACTCGCCTTGAGCAGTGCTCAAATAGCTGCACAAAGGCGAAGAATCGTATCTGATACAACTGAATAGTTAATTTTTAAAACCCTCTGCTCCAGCAGGGGGTTTTTTCATATAAATACCTACATGGATACATTTCACTCAGCTAAAATAATTTCGTTAACCGCAGGAACAGGAATAACCCGTGCAGCTTTAATAAGTCATAAAGCGTGTACTATTACTGCAAATACTACTATGGGCATAACATTGAATTTTGCTGGACCAGATGGTACGCAAAATACAGGACGCATTAAAATTCTTGCAGATAGTCACATACATTTGCCAACAAGAATTTATGGTGCAACTGCTGATCAAGCAGGATCGATTATAATTTATAACTAATGCGTTATTTGCATCAATTTTTAAAAGAGTCATCGACTTTAGAATATCATTCGGAACTGAATCCGAAGTTTTGGGTAAATATTTTTCTTAAAGATGAAGTAAGAAATCGTTTAATAGAGATTGCAAAAGAATGGCTGAAGTTCACAGAAACACCAAGTTCTTTTGTTGATGATATAGTTCTTACTGGCGGAAATGCAAATTACAATTATACTGAAAATTCTGATCTAGATGTTCATTTAATTTTAAAGCCAGAAAAATTAGATGTCTGTAAGAAAGATCCAAATTATTATAAAGATAAAAAGTTAATTTGGTCACTAACACATGATATAACAATCTACAATACTCCAGTTGAAGTATATGCTCAAACTGAAAATGTTGAAATACCAAAAAATCAGGGTGTATATTCTCTAAAAACTAATAAATGGTTAGTTAAACCAGAAAATTTAAATTTAAATTTTTCATCTGATGCTCTATTGGATAAAAAAATAGAAGATCATATCTATGAGATAGAGCATGTATTAAATAATACAAGTGATATTAAAGCAGCAGAAAAGCTTCTAAAGAGATATCAAAAATTAAGAAAAGCATCCATTGCAAGAGAAGGTGAATTCAGTCAAGATAATCTAATATTTAAAGAACTGAGAAATCGTGGTTATATTGATAGAATAAGAAAATTTATTCTAACCATGACTGATAAAAAATTATCTCTCAACTGACCGTAATTAAACCAAATATCGTTTTTACTCCAGCTGCTCCATAATAAAATTGCCTAGGAGTACTACTGGTTATTGTCAATAATGTATAAGAGTTTTGTTTTCCAGCAATAGAATTTGTAGTTGAAATATTTAAATAATTTCCTTCAAGGAAATCAGTATATGTTTCGGCAAAAACTATTTGATAGCTATTTTCAGTAGAATAATTTGATATATGAGATTGATCTATCTTATAAATTCCAGCAGACAGTGATAATTGTGGATTATATTGGCCACTTAAAGCAAACAGATCAGATGGTAAAAATACCAAGTATGCAGATTGGTCTACTTTAAAAGTAAATTCATAGTCAAAAATTAATCCATCTGTAATTTGTCCGGCGGTAAATCCCGTACAATTACAATCTTCAGTCCAAGTACTCAATACAGATTTATTATCATAATTGAATCTTCTCAAGTATGATTGATATTCATTTTGATTGTCATAACAATCAAGATAATATCCATCTGTAGTATAAGTTTTAGAACATCCATTGATTGTTGTGTCTTTTTCGACTAATGATAATGATGGTGTTCCTCTGACATATAAGTTGAGAGTGGTTAATTGACCAAGACGATTATTATTATAGACAAAATCTTTTAGAAATATTATTTCTTCATTTTCACTAGAAGTTTCAATTTTTTCAATTCGAAATTTATCAATATTTGCAGTATTTCCACTATAACTAATTTCAATTAAATCGTTTTCTATTGCGCCTAATTCTTCTATTTTTCCAAAATTAGTTGCTGATTTAATTACATAATATGGATCTCCGGTAAATCCAGAATTTAATGTAAATTGTGGAGGATCTACAAAATAATCTCTTTCATACCTATTTTCAGCTGTATTTAGAGATGATGAAGAAATAACCGTAGTTAATATAAGATTGTTGTTTTGAACACCATCAAATTGATAAACTCCATTTATATTTGATGTTATTCCATCCTGTTCTTTTATATAATATCCATTTGTTATTGTGAAGGTATTACCATTAGTTATACCTTGTAATAAAATAGAAATATAATCTAAATCATTTTCTGAAATAGTATTAGAATAATCAATTATTGCTTTTGTAAAAGAACTATAATATTGGACTAATGGAGATGAGTTTATTTTTCGTCCAATTAAATTAATATCAGTATATGAATTTATAATATTTATTCCATAACTTTCAAATGATTTTACCAGAATTGGTATATCATCGTTTTTATAGAATTCTTGATTGTTTTCGGAAATATTTCCAAAACTAGTCATATCAATTTGCTATGTAATATAATTTTTGTCCGGTAGAACCACCACCACTTATAGCAAAAAGTTTATTGAGATTTGATATCTCTAAGAATAAACTTTCTCCTGGATCTATAGGATAACTATTGGTTGATCCTATGGTAGATGTTATTCCAACAAAAATTTGTTGTGTGTTGGTATAATTGCTTTTTAAATTTACACCTCTTGAACAAGTAAATCCTGTTGAATATATCCCAGTAGCAGCTGTTGTTGCTGTGAATAAACCACTAATAAGAGTAGATGGTAAAGTATAAGAGTCTAATTTAACCTTTGCAGTACCATCAGTAAGCAATGTTTCGATAACTGGAATTCTGGAAGTAAATGTTGAGCCAGAAATTCCAGAATTATTGATGGTTGTTAGTAAGGATTCTAAAGTAATTCCTGTAATGCTGACTGGTGAACCAGTAGATCCTCTAATATAAAGAGGAGTGGCATCTGTATTTGTGACCGCTACGCTTGCGCCTATAGTCGCAGTAAGAGCAATTGGTGCTCCAAGGACTTGGACGAGTAGAGCATTTGCTCCGCCACCATTACTAACTCCTGCCAGTAAATTTGTATTTGGATCGAATAGGCGAACATATGTACCATTAGTAGTTCCATCTGGACCAGCTCCTATTGCCTTTATTCCATACTTGGAAGAAGCAAAATTCGATGATATACCCTGAATTCCAGCAAAGATATTTGCTAAAAGAGTGTTTCCAGCCTGGTCTTCTGTGATAACTGCATTATTAAGACCAGAACCATTTACTTTTAGTGAAGTTGTGCTATAATTAACTACCTGTACTGATCCAGCAGTACCACCCCCGGTAATAGTAGCTCTGGTGTTTAAAGTAACACCAGTAGAGGCCAAATATGCTGGGAGTGGATTAGTAGAAGAAACGCGAGTGGCATCAGATGTACCACCAAAGACCATTTTAGTTAATTGAACATGAGAAGTAGTACCGTAAACATCAATAACAAAATCAGTTGCTATGGAAGCGGTAAGACCACCAGCGATACCTACATTCAAATTGGGATCAGTATTATCGGGCATTTTTTCTCCAAATTACACTACTATATAGGGTATTCATTATGCTTATAGAACCAACATTTAAAAACGAATTTTCACGACTAATAATAGAACATGTTTCAAAAACAAATTGCACATACATGGATGCAATTTTAAAATTTTGCGGCGATTATGAGATCGAACCTGAAGGAGCTGCAAAATTACTCACAAAACCAATAATCGAAAAACTAGTCGAAGAGGGTAGAGATCTGCATCTATTGCCCAAAAAGGCCAAACTTCCCTTTTGACTAAACACCAATCTTTGGTATACTACACCATCGGCCAAGGGAGTTCCTTGGGTTAATATAAGGAGACTATATGTCATTTAGCGATTTTAAGAAGCGTTCGAAGTCAAGCATTGAAGATCTAACTAAAAAGATCGAAGACCTAAACAAGACTGCCGATTACAAGGATGATCGGTTCTGGCGACCGGAAGTTGACAAGGCTGGCAATGGCTATGCCGTCATTCGCTTCCTGCCTGCCTGTGAGGGGGAAGATGTGCCGTGGGCCAAGGTCTACTCACACGGCTTTCAGGGCAAGGGTGGCTGGCTAATCGATAACTGCCCAACCACCATCGGTCAGAAGTGTCCGATCTGCGAAGCCAACAGTGAACTATGGAATAGCGGAGTCGAGAAGGATAAGGATCTTGCTCGTACCCGTAAGCGTAAGCTAACCTATATCAGCAACATTCTGGTTGTTAGCGATCCCTCCAACCCCCAGAACGAAGGTAAGGTGTTCCTCTTCAAGTACGGGACCAAGATCTTCCAGAAGGTCCAGGAGGCCATGCAGCCTCAGTTCAAGGATGAGGAAGCCATCAACCCATTCGACTTCTGGAAGGGTGCTAACTTCAAGCTAAAGATTCGTAAGGTTGCTGGTTACACCAACTACGACAAGTCTGAGTTTGACGGTGCTAGCGAACTCTATAAGGGTGATGATGAGAAGCTAGAAAAGCTCTGGAAGACTCTTTACAAGCTTCAGGACTTTGTTGCTCCGACTGAGTTCAAGTCGTATGACGAACTCAAGAAGAAGCTCAATGATGTTCTTGGTGGCGACATTCGCAGCGTTGCCCCTGCCGCAAAGAGAGCGGAAGATGAGGACGAAGTTGAGGCTGCTCCTGCTCGTAAGGCCCCCAAGCCCGACGAGGACGAAGATGCGCTTGAGTACTTCAAGCGACTAGCCAAGGAAGACTAAAACTTCTTGAAATTAAGTCTCATAAAACCCTCCAAATCGGAGGGTTTTTTGTTGAATTTAAAAATGTAGCCAAATCATCAGTGTTCAATCCGATTGGTTTTATTAATTCGTCTTTAGAGCTTATTAGAGAAACTGCACGATTTTTCTTTATTCCTGTTTCGAAAGATCTATCATCTGAGTTATTGGATTGCTCAAGATCAGCTATTCTTTTTTCTAAAATAGTTTTTTCAATACCAGTTAATTTTTCAGAATTACTCTGTATTAATTTTAATTGAGATAATTCTGTATTATCAGTTACCATCTCCTGAACTGCTTTTTGGTTGTTATCTGTTGTTTGTTCAGGTATTTCGTTATTTGGTGCTTGCTCAAGAGTGCTTATTGGAAAACTGTTATTTTGATTTGTACCATTTAAATTATTTGATTCTGAATTTACATTTAAAGGTTTACTATCTTCTAATGCATTTACTTCAGTAGAAGAAGTCTGATCTATTGAGTTATTTTGCTCTTCGGTTTGTTCAGGTATGATATTATCAGAAATAGTTGTATTTGAATCTATTTCTAAAGTATTTGAAGTTTCATTATCATCTGAAAGAATATTAGAATAATTTGAAACATCCATTTTTGGATTTTGTGATTCTCCCATATCAGCATTTCCTTTAGTCTGCGATACAGGATTGTTGGTATCAAATAGTTCTCCTTCAAGCATATTCGTTCCTCTTCTCTTCTAGTTTATTTTTATATTGATTGAAATATACATCTCTTTCCCAAGGAAACATATTTTCTATATCTTCTACACTTAATACACTATTGGATGATAAGAAAAAATTAATTTTATAATACAAAACTAGATCAATATGATTTAAGTTAATGTAAAAAAATTTAATACTCCATCCAATCTGAGTGTTCGTTCTACTCCATCAGCTGTTTGATATTTTACATCCGAGTGTATTTTTGGAAGAGATAAAATAAAATCTTTTATTTGATTATATTCTTTTTTAGTTAAAGAATTTAAAATTTCATCTATATCAGAAGAGCTTAAATCCTCAAAAGTATAAACAGAATCTTCTCTTGATATTTTTTCTATTGAAGATTTTATTAGATGGTTAATATCAAAAATTCCATCCATTGCTAATATTTTAGCTACGGTTGGTTCTTTAAAGATAATAGAATAATTTTCAGATAATTTTAATTCAAACTCTTTAGGACCTTTTCCTATTATTAGATCTATAAGATTAACAGCTGTTTTTATTTTTTCGCTAGTGACTGGACAAGTAAAATTTGTTTTTACTATTTCACCAACTGATTTTGCTCTCAAATTGCAAAACAAATATTCAAGATCTTGTAAAGTTATAGAATCAATTGAAATATTATCAAAACATTTATTAATAAGTTCAAGAACATTTTTTATAATTAAAGACGGATTTTTTTCCTCTTTAATAAGAAGTAAAGTCTTTTCATCCGATACTAAAAATGGTCTGAAATATATTTTTTTATTTGTGCTTGGAACAATCACTTCATATTTTGGATATGATCTTTCAAATTTCATTATACTACCTCATAATTTCTAAAATTATAGAATACATCAAAAGTCGCAAATTCACCACTCTCAGCCACTAATTCTATTGGTTGCATTTTTATTGGATATGCTTCTCTAAAGATAAAAGTAGATTTTATAGTGCCATTCATATCAAGACACTCTACTCTAACAAAACCTGCCCTTATCCATTCATCGTATGGTCTAGCGAACGATACGCCAAAATTAGGACCAGGAATACTTCCATCTTGAACTATGGTATTCATCCAGTCTTCAAGCAATTTATAGGTTTTCCAATTTTGTTCAATTGGAAATCTTATTACTAGATTAGATGAATTAGAACCATAGCTACTATAGTTTTGAGTGAATGGGATATTTCTACCGTATCCTGGACCTGGTAGTTTATCTGCAATAGTATCCAATTGTCTTCCGCCAAAGGATACTCTAATTGCTGGTATAGTATTTGTCCCGTCTGGAGTATTCAGAACAACATTGAATCTGTTTAATCTCTGTATGCCACCAGCACTATCGATAAGATTTTTTATATCTGTAATAGAGTTCATCTGAATAGTGTCTTTTCTGTTAGAAGCTTAAAGTCCCATTCGTTGCAGTCGCATACATTTTTAGCAGCTTTCCATTTAGCTTCATTTATCAAAAAAGTCACTAATTCATTCTTATAAGATTTTTTTTTCTTATTTGCTGGCTCTTTTGTCTGTTTTTCTGGCTTAACTTCTACAATAATAGTTTTTATATCGCCAGTTTTTTCTTTTAGCATCACCATAAAATCTGGATAGTAGGTATGCTTTTTCTTATCAATAGGAGACATGTATGGTATTTTTACACACTCATAGCACCATTTGATAACGCTGTCTTGGATGTCCAAATATTTGCAAAGTTTTCTTTCCCATAAGGATTTGCACATTATTTTTTCAACATCTCCGACATACTTTTCTTTATTCAAGGGTACAAATTTTGTTTTGTACGGCATCGAAATATATATAACAGATTCAAAAATGCCATATACCTATCCAACATCTGATCAAGCTGAAATACCATATTGGGTTTTATTTTATAATGCTCCATATAGTGTCTTAGCAGAAGATAGAACTAGGGCTGGAGTTCTCAGTAGAGCATATGATTATATACAGTTACCATTACCAATGAATTTGGAATATGAAACTGCCCATGCATTTACTGATGGTGTAGGTACATTAGATCCTTCTTTTGGATCTGCTGCAACTGAAATAAATTTTGGTGGTAGAGTGGAATTAGCCAAAAAAGCCTTTTTAGATCCTATATTAATAAGATTAGAACAATTATCATCGACATCAACATTTAGAAAATTTGCTAATACGACAGAAATGCAATTGACATCAGAAGCTCGTAGAGAATTTGCTTTTGATTACATATTAGTTCCTAAAAACTTTGATGATTCTGTTATCATAAATGAAATATGCAACTATTTCAGAGCTTCATCTTATCCTTGGAGGGCAGATTCACCAGAAAAAGTATATCCACCTTCTCTTTGGGGAATGCAAGTCGTTGGGGCTGGAAATTCGGACTACTTGACGCAAAGTTGGCTTTCAGATCCATTAGTATGTGTATTGACAAATGTAGTAATTAATAAAATACCTTTTGAGGATAAATCTATAGCAAGATTTTTCCAGGATGGAAGTTCTATGGCTACCAGCATTACATTATTGTTTAAAGAATTTGAAACAGGTACTTACGATCCATCTTTTAATAGAGTATTGAGTAAATCAGAAATAGCAGTAAACCAATAACCAACTCCATAAAATATGTTTAATAGATTTAAAACAATAACCTATACAATAAATGATAAAGATTTATCAGTAAAGGATCTATCAAAATCTTTTGATTTGACTGATATTAAAGATAAAATATATTCAAAACGAGCAGAGACAAACACGTTCTTAGATACTATTTCTGAAAATAACTATAGATCTTTTAATTATTATCATGTACCTCTTTATGCTGGAGATATTTTAAATCCGTATAAAGAATTACCACCAACTTCAAAAGAAGTTGAAAAAACTATTAATGATTATAGTGCAATATTTTTTACAAATATTGCAGGAAGTTGTTTTTCTGCTGGTGATTTAATCGCAAAATCCAATTCTGGATTCTGTGCTGGATTTGATGTAACTGATAATTTTGGATATGTAGTAGAAGTAGATTCTAATATAAACAAACTAAAAGCTCTCATTGTCGGTTCAGTAGGAACTGGATCATGCTTAATAATAAGAAAAGAAAATAATTCTTGGGGAATTTTTGCAACATTCTATAACAATCTTGAAGAAGAATATTCAGATTCAGCTAAACAGTTTTTAGACGATTCTGAAATTCAAACATCTAGTTCTACAATTTTAAACCAATATTATTCCTTTAAATCTGGAGAAACAGGAATAAATTATTCATATAATAGTGAGATTGATATTTTTAATAAGAATAGATCTATAATTTATTTAATAGATCAAAGTGCTATAAACTCTTTTGAGGATGTAATGAATGTCGGTAGCTAATTTTACAACAATAATAGAGCTTAAAATAACTCATGGACGAGATGGAACTGAATGGTTTATAGTAAATCCTTCTAATCCCAATCAATCATATGGTTACTTTGAAAGCCTAACCATAGAAGAGGGTATACTTAATTTAATTCCTAGTGGAACATTAGTTTTACGAGATGAAGGTGATTTAATTTCTGACTTTAATTTTACTGGAAAGGATAAGTTTTATCTTAAAATAAAAGATTCAGATGGTAATGAAGTAGAATTATCTGATTATTATGTTTATCAGGTGGCTAGAGCTACAGATTATCAAAAAAGAAATGATCCTAGATTTGTTACTATAAAATTTATTCACGAATCATTCTTTTTCAATGAAAGATCTATTTTTGAATTTGAAGAAGATATAAAGCCAATAAGTAAAAAAGGAAAAGAGGATAGTTGGGTTGGACAAATATTCGCTAAGTACTTTCCAGAAGATTGGGAGCGTGATACAGCATATGCATCGGATACAAAAAATTATGCATGGCTAAAGCATAAAAATTTAGTATATCCAAATGGAAGAAAAGCGGATCAAACTAAAATTTTAAATCTTTTAAATTATTTTGCAGAAAATGCAAATGTTGACAATGATCCACCAAGAGCAGATTTCTTTTTCTGGAAAGATTTAACGGGTGTTAATTTTTTATCTCTTGGAGATGAAATTGCTGCATCAGAAACACCAGAAGGAAGATATGGCGTATATGATAGAGATAGTATTGCTCCAGATGGCATAGTAAAAATAGACGATATATCAGTATTCAATTTTTCGTTTATGGATCTTGAAACTAGTGGCGCATTTCAGTCTTACTATGAACGAGTAGATCCTAATTTGGATCAGCCACATTTTTATTTAATGGATTCTACAAATTCATTAAAAACTAAAATAATTAATTTTAATTTTTTAGATTATTATCCAGGTTTTGTAGATTATTTGGATAAACCAGAAGATAAAAAAGGATCAGAACCAATCGGTGGAGAATCTTGGGAACCAGATAATAATATTGCAAACTATGAAATAATTAATTTTGGTGGGCAAGAAATTGATATTTCTTCTGTTCAAGGAGCAACTGCTGTAAAATATACCAAGAGAATATATGATGAAGAAAAGTTTGGATATTTTGATTTTTCCTCAAATAATTCTGATTATTATGAACCTTCATACTTTTATAATACTGATGGTGGGATAACATTTGATAATTTTAAAAGCGGCAGAAGAACAGCAATGCTATGGCAAAATATGTTTGACATAGATGAAGAAAATCCAATTGATACTCAAACTAATAAAAATATTGGAAAACTGTATATTCAGCTTAAAAAAGATAAATCAAATGCAGCAAATACTTATTTTAGATTAAGAAATCTAAAAGAGAAATGGAATATTTTTAAATATGTCATTTGCTGCTTGCGACAAGAAGCTATGTTTGATTTTTGGGCGATGGTTTTTCCAAAAGAATTACATTCAACTAAAACAGGTATAAATCTTTATGATTTTAGAGAAGTTTATTTTATTCCTAAACAAGATCAATTTATCAGTTATGATCCATTAGTCGAATTTATATCTGGTATAACACTGCAACAATCCGGTTTAACTGCAAATAGAACTATTGATATTCCTGCTAATGGATTTACTTCTATACAACCAATAAACAATATTGGTATAGGACAAGTTGCATTTAATGCCAATGAAATTAGAAATTTTATAGGAACTTTTGGATCATTTAATTATGCTTATGCTGGTCCAGGAACAAATATGAACTTAAGTGGATATCCAAATGATTTCAAAAATATAGCAATTGGGGCTGCATTGGCAGTAAATACTCCTACAACAGCAGGACAGTTTACTATGGGACAAATAGTTAAAATGACGGCTATTGATTGGAAAACTATACCAGGAATAAGTATAGATGAAACATTCTATCAAAGCAAAAGATATCTTTTTATGTTCGACGCACAAAACGACAAAGAAGGTTTCTGCGATGGCGGAAGCATTACAATAACATCATAATATGTCAAATAAAAAAATTAAAAATATTTCAACTGTGGGTATTCAGGCGGTATCGCCAGCCGAAACATTTATTGAAATCAAAGAATATAAATGTGCAAATCCAGATGCAGCAGAAAAAGGTGGACCAATTTCCATACAAAAATGCGAAGAATTATATTTTCAAAATTATACTGGAGTCACATTTAAGCCACAGGAACAAGAACCATCTGATACCGAATTAGAAAATGCATTTGTAAATTTAAAAGGCTGTAGTTTTATAGCTGAAAATATGGGATCTGACTATCTTGGATGTCATATTGAAGATCCTGATGCCTTTTTTAGTTGTGATTGTCCAAAAGTTGGTAAAAAATTTCCAAAATTATTAAAATTTGCTACTAAGAATTCTACATTTTGGAATACTGATTTAAGAACTCCTTTAGCAAGAAATGCATTTACAAAGTTATTAACTGCGTTTAAAATTTCAATAACCGTTAATGGAAATTTTAGATTATTTCCTGGTGCTATTATAGAAATTATTGATACACCTTTGCTAGGATTCCAATTTAATAATCCGAAAATAGCAGGAAAATGGCTCGTTCTTTCGGCAAAACATAATATAGGAAAAGATAGACAACACGAAACTACCTATATTTTATCTGCTATTGCTAATGAAAACTTCTACAATACACTAACAAGCTCAATAAATGAAATAAATATTCAGAGATGAAAAAAAATTTAGACATTTATTTTAAAGCAAATACAAGAAAATCAATAAGTTCTGTTGAGGAATCTTTTTCAATAAAACAACAAATTAAAAACTTGTGTTTATCTGAACTTGGAGAATTTAGATTTAATAATCAAGTAGGATCTTTGATCAATGAATTTAAATTTGATAAAGGTTCTGCTAGACAATATTATATTTTGAATGTTCTTGAAAATAAATGTAAAAAGCATATAAAGGGTCTTAATAGAATTACTATAACGGTTGATAAAAGCGAACTAATAAACCGTAAAATTTCTATAAATGTAAATTATGTTGTTTACGGTAAGGATTCTTCGTTTAGGTTTTATTTGAATAAATAATTCTATGAACGAGCCAAAAAATATAGATCTGGTAAATATAGACTGGGATTCTTTAAGAGAAAATCTAGTAAATTACCTAAAAACCACAGAATTTGCGAATGACTATGACTTTGATAGTCGTGGTACTACCATAGATCTACTATTGGGTCTTTTTTCCTATAATACCACAATAGCATTACACTATCTTCATATTTTAAACAATGAAAGCTTTATATACTCGGCCAAGAATAACTCATCGTTAGTAAAGCTTTTACAAACTTATGGCTATACTGCAAACCGCTATAAGTCATCCACTGCTCTGGTAACATTTGCCAAAAACGATAGCTCTTTAGCTCAAGTAGATAGATATGCCACTCTAAGATCAAAAAACGATAAAAATTCAAATATAAATTTTTATTACATTGGTCCAAAGACAACTCTAGATCTTTCAACCACTTTACCGTTTTATGCTGGTACAAAACTGGTAAAAGAACAGACTGTTACTGTAGATCTCGACAATCAGGAAGTAGAAATATCTGACTTAGCTGTTGATGTACGAACTATAGTAGTAAAAGTTAATGAAGATTATTGGATAAATTTCACTAACGAGCCAGTAATAGGTACAGATGAATCTTCTAAGATATTCTTTATCGTTAATAAAGGCGATAAAATTTTTGTAAAATTTGGCAAAAACATTCAAAACATTGAAACTACAAAAGGCAAATCAATTCTATCCACGGATATTGTGAAGATTTCCTATGTTGTTTCTAATGGAGATGTCGGAAATAATGTTTCTTTTGATTCTATATCGCAGTTCACAACTAATGGAACATTGAATATTCCTAATGTATCTGTAACATCAAATACCTCAAGCGGAGGGTATTCTACATTAGACACTGAATACTTAAAATATATTGCTCCAAGAGCTTATAATTATTCATCTCTTGTTACTAAATCTGATTATGAATATGTAATAGTAAATTCCGGCCTATTACCAAATGTAACAGATGTAAATCAAAGAGTATCAGTCTTCGATGGTCAGGATTTCAATGATGTTGGCGGAACAGTTTACTATTCTATAATAGATTTAGATGTAGATTCTGAAGAAGTAGATTCCATCAATCAATTAATAGAAGAAAAGCAGATAATAGGTCTTTCAACTGAATATTTGCCAAGTGATGATTTTGTATGTAATTTAACTATATCTTGCTCCTTTGACGCGAGAAAATCAAAATCAAATAAGAATATACTAAAAGACGAATTGATAACTTCAATCGAAGATCTTTATGGAACTAAGTTATTTTTCAATAATCTTTCAAAAAGCGATTTGATTTCAATCATAATCAATAAAGATAAGGGTCTTTCAGTTTCAGAATCTGAAATTGTCTTTAATGTTGATAAAAATATTGATTTATCTACGCAGAGAACCATAAGATTTTATAATGGAATTTCATCAATCACTAGTGATTTGGTTTCAACAAATCTATCAACTTCTCAAGTTAAATTTAATAGCACATCCACTACAGTTCCTGGATTAAACGGGTTCT